CTCTTGGAAAGTCACAGCCTAAATACTCTCTTGGTAAAGTCCAAGAAGAACACAACTTAGGAGACTAATATGGCATTATCGGCAATAGCATTAATAACAGTACAACAGGCTAAAACGCATTTGAGAAAAGACGAGGCTGCCTCTACTCAGGTATTCGCTGAATATGTGGGGTTGGGAGATGGCGAAACAGTATCATTTGACCTTGATAACACTCCAAACGAAGGCGGTCTTAAACTGTATGTGAATGGTACTTTACAAGTAGAAACAACAGATTACTCTATCAGTACGGCTACGGTAACATTTGTAACAGCTCCAACCCTTAATCACGCTATAACGGCAGCTTATGACTATGAGGCTTCAGATAACACGTTTGAAGATTATGATGATGAATTAATAGAGATTCTAATCAATTCGGCAACTGAATTAATAGAGAATTATACAGGAAGAGCGTTTGTCCAGAGGACTGTAACAGAGACTCAATTGGGTGATGGTGATGTATTAAGACTGTCTAAGAGTCCGGTAACTGCTGTCAGTTCTGTCAGTTACGAAAAAGTGGACACGCTTGAAGGTGATGGGGAGACGATTACATTTACAATCGGTGGAACTCCAATGTCAGGATCATACACTGTTTATGTCGCCGGAACGTTAATGGTAGAGACATCAGAATATACAATCGCTGAAGATGTTATAACCTTTGAATCTGCCCCTGCTGATGAAGCTCAGGTTGTTGTACGATATAATATCTCATTAAACCTGAATACTGATTATATAGAACAATTATCGACAGCAAGGTTAAAAGGGCGATGGTACAACGAATATGAATATCAGATAGTTTATACGGCTGGATATGGAGCTACAAGAGCCTTAACACAAGCTGCAATGCCTTCGGCGGTAACTGCATGTATGATGACCGTCAGTATATGGTACGAGAACAGGCTTGGAATAACATCAGAAACAGTAACTGGAGTTGGTTCAGTAGATTATGGAGCTACAGGTGAATTACCAATCACTGCTAAGAATTATCTAAGTTCTATTCGAAGAAATCTTATTTAACCAAAATCATATCTCATTGTTTTTTGAAATATGGGCGTTTGGGAATAACAGTATAGCCACTCTCGAGGTGTGAGTCTCTGTATTCCAGTTCCAGTACAGTATAATCTATATGTAACCCAGTGTTATCAATTACAACGGCATTTGCTTTTGCTTTTTTAATAACACGTATCTTATCCCAGTAAGGCGTTTTACATCCGGCACAAACAGTAGGATGTTCATTATGTGACGGCCATTCGTGATTACAGCGTAAACATTTATGTATGTATATCATTTAAACGCTCCAACTATTGACATTAATAATTCTCTTAACGATATTTTGAGTCCCACAAAAGCATATACCGTACTTTCTTTCGGCAATTCCTTTAAATAGGCTTTAGCATTTAATTGGGCAATATACAAATCTAGGTATATTCGCCAGATAGAACTGATACCGATTTTACATTCATTGTCTGGTATCATTACAAACCTCCTTGATAACTTACCTCATATTATAACCATATAAAGGAGTAATGTCAAGTGAAAACTAATATATTAAAAGATAGAGTTTTAATACAAACGAAAACTACAACACAAACATCGACAGGAAGTACCGAAGTTTGGAGACCGGTACAGACAGTTTATGCTAGGGTAGTTCCATTGAGTGTTCAGTCTAAGGCTCAATACCAACAATTAAACAGTGAGGTATCACACCAAGTAGTACTGAGAGGCTCTGTAACGCTCAACAAGGGCGATTACAGGTTCAAGTGGGGCAATAAGACGTTAGAGCCTGCTGCGCCTCCTAAATTGATAAACAATATGACTGTTATTATTGTAAAGGAGGATTAATGCTAGGAGCAGACGGGGCAATTAAAAAAATGCAGGATGACAGCTTTGAACGGATGGCTAAGGCTCTCATTATTGCTAGGGATGAAACGGTTACAACATTATCAGGGACTAGGTCGGGTAGAACTTACAAAGTACCAGGAACAAAAGGAGCTTATTATAAGGCTTCATCTCCTGGCGAAGCTCCTGCATCCGCAACAGGTGAACTTAGGCAACACGTTTCAACATCTATTGAGGGAAACGGAAATAAGATAATCGGCAATATTGGAATATTAGAGGATGCAATAAACGAAGTCACAAAAGAGAGTATTGGGGATTATGCTAAATGTCTTGAATACGGTACTAAGAATATGGCAGCGAGACCGTGGTTAAAACCTAGTTGCGAAAAGGCAACACCTGAAATATTAAAAGCATTGAGAGGTCAATGATGGATATACAAAAGAGCCTTCTAACCTCCATATACAATACATTAACCACAGATACTACTTTAAAGACCGCTATGGGCGGTACAGTCCGTCTCTTCCATACTTGGGCAACACCCGATGCGGAGTTTCCTTATTTAGTAAATAGAATTGATATGGGGAATGTAGCAGATTATTCACCTCAAAGGAAATGCACATATTATTTAGATATATGGAGTGATTCATCCAATGCAGACGAAACACTAACGATAAGAAATCAAATACTGGCTTTAATAGATAACTTGGATTCTTCCACTTCGGAGACTACAGAGTTTTTTATGTGGATTCAAACAGATTCATTCATACCAGAGAGCGAACAAAACATCTGGCACTACGCTATGCAATTCAATCTTACTTGGTTAAGAGATGAGCAAATTGGCGTTGTATATAAACGATAAATAAATTATAGGGGGACAAACAAATGGCATCGAGTTCAGGAGTATCAGGGTTCGGAACACTTTTAACTTGGGACAGTGCAGACATAGCGGAATTAACAAACATATCGGGTCCATCGGAATCTATTAACACTATTGATGTAACCAGTCACGATTCAGACGATGGCTACGAAGAGTTTGTGGCTGGTATCAAAAGCGGTGGCGACATCTCAATAGAGGGAAACTTTATATCAACAGATTCCACAGGTCAAATTGCTATGCACACAGATTTTCAAGCAGGGTCAAAGAAAACTTGGATTATCAAGCATCCGTCTTGGGTAGAGTCTTCACACGAATATCCGCAGGTAACAGGTTCAGGTCTTGTAACGGCTTTTGCTTTAGGCACTCCGTACAATGACAAAATCTCATTTACAGCAACAATCAAAGTAAGCGGCAAACCTACATTAACAGCGTCATCATAGGAGGGGAATAATGGCAAGTTCGGGAATATCAGCCTTTGGAACGGTTCTTTTATGGAACTATAGCAAGGTGGCAGAGTTAACTACTATCTCTGGACCTTCAGAATCAGTCAATACAATAGACATTACAAGTCACGATTCAGATAACGGTTATGAGGAATTTGTGGCTGGTATAAAGAGTGGTGGTGAAATATCTCTTGAAGGCAATTTAATATCATCCGACACTAACGGACAGATAGCCTTTCACACAGATGTACAGGGGGGAACCAAGAGAACAGGTTATTTGGTTCTTCCAATGGGTGTAGGGCAGGCAATGACGTTTAGTGGATTGGCTAAGGGATTCTCTGCAGCACTTCCTTATAACGACAAAATAAGCGTTACCGGCTCACTTCAAATATCAGGGAAACCAACTCTATTAACCACACAATCAACGGGTATAAGCGCATTAGCTGGTATAGAAGAAACTGACACTTCAGCTTTGTCTCTAAATGAAGCGGTTGCAGCGGGTACTTATTCGTACACCTGTTCAGTTGATACGGATTCATCGTGGGTAAAACTAACAATAACAGCGGCTTCTCATACTATCTATACTGACGGGACAGCACAATCATCTACAGTCCAAAGCGGTGAGTTAGCACTGGGAGATGCCGGAACTACAACAGAGATAACAATCGTAGTCTTTGAATCAAACAAATCACCGAGAATCTATAAATTAGCAGTAGCTAGGGAAGCAAGTTAGATTATAAATATAAGGAGAAGTAATGGAAACTAAAGAAATAAAACTCAGAGAATTAAACGTTGGCGATGTATTCGCTATTGCACGAATGCTTGGAAAGATAACTAAAAACAACAGATTGCAAATCTTGGCATTTATTAAAGGCAAGTCAAAGAATTATGCTGAATTAACCTTGATAGTTATTCAGAGTTTGTTTATTGATGCAGAAGAGGATTTAAAAGAATGGCTGGCTGAACTTGCTGGCGTAGAGAAGAAAGAGTTTTTGTCACTACCTGCTAAAGAGGTTATAAAAGTTGTTAAACAAATCGCTTCTATGGAAGGAATACAGGATTTTTTATCCGAAGCATCTCGATTAGTGCCGGAGGAAGCCTCAACCGAGAGCTAGACACAATCCAGAAACGGTATGGCTGGACAGATGACATCGTTATATCCCTCAAATACAATAGATTTTTAGGCATACTTAAAACTATCAAAGAAGCCAAATGCAACGAAATGGAAGCAGTAACTCTTTACACAACCTTCCACGAGGAAAAGGAAACTTATTCCGACTTCCTTAGAAGAATAGGTTTAATAGAAAGCAAACCTAAACCCAAAATAGACACAGCTAAACAATTAAAAACCTTAACAGTAATGCTAGGGGGGGACATTAAATAATATGGAAGTTTGGAGCTTAGTAGGCAAAATAACAATGCAGGGCTTCGCTACTGCGCAAACCCAACTCTCTAGCCTTGAGAAGAAAATCAAGAATAACCAAAAGGCTTTTGATGGACTCCGTAAGGCTGGGTTGGGGATTGTAGCGGTTGTAGGGGCTATTGCTGGCGGAGCTGTTACTGCTGCTGTCAAATTTGAGGATGCCTTCGCAGGTGTACGAAAAACGGTAGAGGCAACAGAAGAACAGTTTGCCAGTTTAAAACAGGGCATACTTGATATGTCTGAACGGCTTCCTTTAACTGCCACAGAGATTGCGGCTGTTGCTGAAGCTGCTGGACAGTTAGGCATTGCGACAGAGGATATACTTGATTTTACAGAAGTTATGGTACAACTCGGAATATCTACCAATCTTTCAGCCGACCAAGCTGCTACAGCATTAGCTAGGTTCGCAAACATTACTGGGATGGCTGCTGATAAATATGACGAGTTAGGCTCTACCATTGTTGCACTTGGTAATAACTTCGCTACAACTGAATCTGAAATAGTTGATATGTCAATGAGAATTGCAGGTGCTGGTACAGCCGCAGGAATGTCCGAGACAGACATACTCGGCTTAGCAACTTCGCTTTCGTCTTTAGGTTTAAAGGCTGAAGCTGGTGGTACTGCTATATCTAACATTCTTTTGACAATGAATACTGCTGTTATTAAGGGTGGAGATGAACTAAAACAATTCGCTGAAATAGCTGATATGTCCGCTGACCAATTCGCAACGGCTTATAGAGATAACGCCTCAGATGCTTTGGTTAAAGTCATTGAAGGACTTGGCAGACTAAACGATTCAGGGGCTGATACTTCTACTATGTTAGAAGATTTAGGGCTTGGTGGTATTCGTACCGAGGATGTACTTTTAAGAACTTCGAACGCTACGGGAATAGTCACAGATGCAATCGACACAGCTAACAAATCTTGGGAAGAGAATGTCGCGTTACAAGAAGAAGTAAACAAAAGAAACGCAACTGCCGCTTCAATGCTAGCCGAACTAAAGAACACAGCCACTAATTTACTAGTAGCTATTGGTGATGGCTTACTTCCTGCATTGAAAGAACTCGCTGATAAAATTATGCCTATTATAAAAGGGGCAAGCGACTGGGCAAAAGAAAATCAAGGGCTTGTTAAATGGCTTTTAGCTATTGCAGGAAGCGGCGGAGCTTTAATGCTCTTTGTCGGGCTTATCCCAAAGGTAATTGGTTTTGTAAGTAGCTTTGTGTCTGGCATAAAGCTATTATCCAATGTAACTAAAATAGGAACAGCAATACAATGGCTGTGGAACGCTGCTATAACTGCTAATCCAATCGGTCTTATTATCGTTGGAATTGCCGCTTTAATTGCCGCAGGTGTTTTACTTTGGAAGAACTGGGATAAGGTGACTGCATTCTTCAAAAAGGCTTGGGCTAATCTTAAGATTTTCTTCTTAAAAGGCATAGATGGTATTCTCGGTGGGTTGCAAAAGCTAACCAGTTGGATTCCCGGCTTCGGTGATAAGATTGATGAAGCCAGAGACAAAATAGCTGGGATGCTCCAAGCTGAACAGTTTAAAAAGGATGCAGAAAAAACAGAGGCAGCACTTAAAGAACTCGGAGATACAACAGAAGATGCAAGCGAAACAATGGCTGATGCAGCCGATAGTGCAGCCGATAGTATAGACGAATTAACTGAATCTATTGTTGAACAGAAAACAGAACTAGAGTTAGCTAGTGAAAAACTCGCATCATTAGAAGATGATTATAAAAATGCTAATGATACCAGTGCTGGGTTTGGTGATACAATTGATGGCTTAACTAGCGTTATAGACTATCATAAAGACTTACTAGAAGATGCTCAAACAGAATTAACTAGATTAGAGGATGCCTATGACCAAGCAACTGATGAAGTCAACAAACTCGAAGATGCCCTAAAAGGTGTAAATGACGAATTAAAAGATTTATCCAGTATGGAACTTGAGGGAATGTCTGAGTTTGATAGTCAGATACAGAGCATACAAGAGAAATTAAACGACCTTGATGTTGAGAAATTACAGATAGAAATGGCAGGTGGTGACACATCTGATATAGATAAACGGATTGAGGCACTTAAACTTGAACAGGATTTACTCAAAGCTCAAAGAACAGCCACATACGACCAAGATATTTACGGTATAAACCAAGCCGTAGATGAAGCACTTGGCGATAATGTAGAGGTGTCGGCTGCTGATATTTATGCCAGAATCAATGAGTTAGTCGCTGACGGATTGGATTTACAAGCAGCATTAGAACAGGCTCAAACAGAACGGGCAACGGCTGCTTCTGATGTTGATGCCCAAGAAATTATTGTTGATAAACTCATAGCAGATATTGACATAATGGAAGGACAATTAGGGACTATCAATGACAATGTGGCTGATATTCTTAAGGGTCTTCAAACATTTATTGACAAGCAACAAGAGATTGTAGATGCCTTGAACGATGATTCAACAACAGATGACGGGACTACCACGCTTGATAAATATGCAAAAGGTGGAATGATAAACGAACCAACTTTGCTGTCTTCATTAGCCACTGGGAAGCCTTACGCAATAGCAGGGGAGGCAGGCAGTGAAGAAATACTCCCTCATTCTGGTACAAGTGGAAACACTATCAATCAAACATTTAACGTCAGTGCAACAATACGAAGCGAATCTGATGTTGAGAAAGTGGCAAAACAGCTTTATAAATTACAGCTAAACGGTTTAAGAAGTGGGGGTGTAAATGGCTAATTCATTTAAATATAACGGTACGGATTTAGCGACATACGGACTATCAATAACATCATCTAACGCTCATATAATAAGCCAGATTATACCCTCAATACAGTTAAAAGACAGGGCTTATAGTTCCGGGTATCAACGCCCTGCACGCCCTTTCAATTTCAATATAGCTGTAATAGGTACAGGGGTATCGGATGTCATTACTAAACTGGATAACATTAAAAAGACAATGGTAACGGAAACTTCGAATCAACTTATTCTTGACGTTATTACAACAAGATATTTCAACGCACAATTAGAATCTTTTGACGGTACATTTAGTGCCCCAACGGTTTGGGAAGGGTCAGTTTCTTTTACTTGCGCTGACCCTCTGGGCTATTCCACAACGGAAACATCATCCGATTTTAACATCGATGCTGACCCCGACACGGTTATTGAGGCAGTTGGCGGTACTGGTTTAGTCAATCCTGTTTATACTTTAGTAGCAGGAGGGACTCTATCAACTATTACTCTCAAAGTAGAGAATGTAACCACAGATGAAGAATTGCAATGGACGGGCTCATTAGTTGATGAAGACGAAATCGAAATAGATGTTAAGCATTGGACAGTCAAGAAGAACGATACTGAATCAATGACTATATCAGGGGAATTCCCTAGACTTACACACGGGGCAAATTCAATCAAGGTTACAGCGTTTGGTACAACAGGAACGCTCAATATTAAATATAGAGATACTTATTTATAGGAGGACATTATGGCGGCAGCAGGAGCTTGGACTTTTACCAATACAGGAAGAACATCATTACAGAACGGTACTTTTGATATAGACTCTGATACTTGGAAGATGGGTTTATTTTTAAGTACATCCAATCTAGGGGCAGCTTCAACAACTTATGCAGCGTTAACAAATGAGGTTGGAGAAACTAATACGGGATATACAACAGGTGGCAAATCTGTTGCATTAACACTATCAGGGACTACCACAGTTAAAGTAGACGTAACCACAGACCCAGTATGGACGGCTGGAACGGCTGGATTGACGGCACGCTTTGCGGCAATATATGAGGTATCAGGGAATGTGCTTTGTTATTGTTTACTAGACTCTACGCCTGCCGATGTTACGGCAAGTTCAGGGAATACTTTTACAGTAGCGGCTCACACAAATGGAGTTT